CATCAAAGACGTTAAGTCAAACAAGGCACACATAGGATCATACACCGGCCCCAACCGAGGCATATTAAATCGGGCTCCTTGACAATCCAGTAAACCTGGTGCGGGATTCTGGAGATGTATGACGGCAAAGATACAAACACACGTTAAACAGTATTAAAAAGATGTAGGCAATGAGAAAAAGCAACCTACAAGTCATATGACTGAACTTACAAAGGTTATATGGCTTCCGTGAGATTCGTGACGGTAGTGTATGGGGACAGAAGGCTCACCGGTTCCTAATAGCACCCGAAGTTAAGAAGGCGATGGCATCACATGATGACACCTTTCTCACCTTGTATAGGTGAGTTATGGCTCCAACATACATGATAACGGTCTACTTTAAAAAACTTTCAAACAAATGAAAGAGTTGAGTGAAACGAAACGATTGAATGTAGTTTGAAAAGGTCCGTAGGACCTATTTACTGTGTTGCTGTTATAGAATGAATATATCTATTTTGTTTAATAAGTTCTTTATTAGGCTCGTGTGTTAATTTTCCTAATGGTAATTTACCTATTGCCAATCTTTTGTCTTCCAAGGGATAAGGAAGTTTATTATGTATTTTTGCTAAGAATCTTTTCTGCATGATGTCTAGTCGATCAGTCCAAATTCTGTCAGGATTAAACCAACCGAATAAATCATTTTTAAGAACACTTGTAGGCATTATCTGTTCTGCGGGTATATCAACATCGTTGTTTTGATAAATGCCCATAATTTCTTTTCCTACATGTGGGTAGTTCATATATAAATGATTCTGCAATATATTTTTATCAAATAAATCGTAATCACTAATCTCTAGTGGTTCGCCCTCATCTTCGGTGGTTGTAATAAATCGAGTTGGCAGACCTATATCAAATGTTTCTAAATGGTGTATATCATAATTAAATTTACTTAACCAGTATCTTGCTTCATCTTCTTCGGGAGATAAACTACGATGTACTTCTACAAAATTCTCATGTAGATAGTTTAAATCATCTTCGGGTAAGTACAAGTCAGGTTTAAGTCTTTGTAAATTTTCTATATCTTCTTGTAGTTTAATTTCTATTTCTTGTTTGGTTTCACCAAAGCCATAGAATCTATCGTGACTTAATAGTTTATATTCCTGTTCTTGAAATCTTTGCCATATACGTTTGGCTACTCTGTGGTCAAATAACTCGTAAACGAGTGTATAATTTATATTATCTTTTCCGAGATTGACATTAATTAACATACTCAGTATCCGTGTTATAACTTGTAAAGCCGCCTTCTTTTACAACGGTTAATACATTATTTACACGACCTACAAGTTCTTCCTTATGTGATATTAACATAATATTTTTGCTGGATTCTCTATGCATTTTCTTTAAGATACCTAGAGCATTCTCTACACCCATGCTGTCCATACCACTATCAATAAGTTCATCTATACACATCAAGTTCATAGGCCTGTTAAGACTCTCGTAGATATCTCTGAAACTCCAACTTAGTCCAAGTATAAGCCTATTACGTTCTCCTCTACTTAAATTATCAAAGTCTAAGTCTCTGCCATACTCAGTAATCTCTACTCCTAGATCACTTGCAAATTTAACATCATGTGGTAGTCCTAATTTGTCTAAGTAATGTGCTAATCTGTGATTTAAGTATGCTATGTTTTGATCTATAATTCTTTTACGGATAAAACTATCTTTACTGGTAAGCAATTTATATAAGAAATCCTGATGTTCCTGTAAATGTGTAAGTTCATTCATTAACTCAAAACTAATTTCCTGTATGCCTGTAGACTTTAATCCTTCTATTTGTTCTATATAAGGATTTACATCTAATGCCATTGTTTCTAAATTTGTTTGCATTGTTTCTACATTATGTTTATGTTCTAATGCTTCTTCTAAAGTAGTATAATATACTTCTGGAACTGTAGGAATATCACCTAATTCATCTATCGCCCCACATGTTTTTAACAGTTGCAACTCTAGATCATCATAGTATTCTTTTTCTGCTGTAATTTTTTCCTGTAATTCTTCAGTGTATTCTTCGTGTGTTTCTAAGTGTGCTGTATCTTGGCCACATGCAGGACATACACCTTCTTTGGCACTTAATAAATTACTTTTTAGTTCTTCCAGTTTATTTTTACTACGGTCTGCACTATTAGTTAATCTTTTCTGATCTGCTTCTAAAGTAGTTTTTTGAGAAACTTGATCTTTTATAGTTGATAACAATTTATGATTTGCCAATTCTGTATCAATATCTATTCTTTCCATGCGAATTATTTTTTCGCCTAACTCTATAAGTTTATCTTCTTTATTCTTTTCCCATGCTCTACTGCGACTTTCTATTTCTTTTATATTTTTATCTATACGTTTATTACTTTCTTCAACAGCATTTATTCTAATTTCTTCTTCTTTAATGCTATCTCTAGTATGTTTTTGTCTTTCTTTTAATACTTCTGCTTTTTGAGAAAGTTCTGTTATACCCAACAACTGTTCAATCATATCTCGTTGATCGTTGTTTTTCATAGCAAGGAAAGGTTCTGTATATGTGTTTAAGGCAATTAAATGCTTGAACATATTATGAGGAAAGCCAATGATCTTTTCTATTTCTTTTTGTGTTTCCCTGCTATCGCCTTGTTGTTCTTCATTAATTGCATCTTCGCCATCTATGTAAAATTTTAATACATTAGGACGTCTGCCTCTTTCTATACGATAAGATTTGCCTTCTATTTCAAACTCCACAGTAACAATCATACCTTTACCGTTTGTTTTGTTTATGAGATTATCTTTACGGATATTAGTTAAGGCATCTCCATACAATGCATAACTTAATGCATTAATTATAGTAGTTTTACCTGTACCGTTTCTACTACCATCTCCGCCCATGTCTAAGTTGTGGCCTAGTACAAGTGTAAGTTGACAGTTATCAAAATTAACTGCCTGTGTGTTGTTGCCAACACTCATAAAGTTCTTTGCTGATACGTTTTTAATTTTTAACATTATTGGGTTTCTATGCTGTTATAGATATCTATTAAAACATCTTTTTGTACTGTATTACTTTCTATAGTTTCTAATTGCTGTATAACTATTTGGTCAACACTTTCAAAACTAATTTCGCCACCTTCATACTCCTCTTCTTCTTTAATAGGAATAAGTTGCAATTCTCTTACTTTATATTGCTCAGCCATTTTTTCTCTTATAAAGTTTGCTTCTTCATATGATATGCTGATGTCAAGTTTTACTCTTGCATAAGTGTATGCATCTAGCAGAGTAGCATGGTCATCTAGTAATTGTTTTAATGTAAACACTTTATACTTAGGACATTCTGCCCAATTAACATATAGAGGTTCTTCTCCCCATGTTAGGAACATGGCACCTCTTTCATTATCATCTACATCTGCGTAATTATGTGGGAAAGCATTGCCTATATAATGTATATTATTTTTAAACTGTCTTTTATGAAAATGACCACTGAACACATACTCAGGACCACTCAGCATTTTATCATTAATGCCTCCGTGATCTGGCATCTCTACCATTGCATTCATTTTAAAATAAGGTAATTCAAAATGACCAAACATGTATTTGCATTTCATTTTTTGCACTTGTTTGAATTCGTCGCCTACTAACCAAGGTATGATTGCAACATCGTCCTGTAAAAAATGTTCATCTACCATTACAAAGTTAGACAAGTCCCTAGCATATTCAATACTGTTTAATTCTCTTTTATCTTTATAATATAAATCGTGATTACCTGTTATAAAATAAACAGTTTCAAAGGCATCATTTAATTTTTTAAAATCTTTAATAGATGCATTCATAGTTGCAACACTAATACTTGCTCTATGGTGATTCCAGTCACCGAGGAAAATACAGGTTTCTGCATTTCTGGCTTTTGCTTCTGCAATAAACCAGTCCACGTACCTGTGACAGTCTTCTATATGTAAACGGCTATTTTGCTTTAGTCCGTAATGTATGTCCGTAAAGCAGGCCGCTGTCTTAAACAGTTGTGCCATAAATTAGTCTTGTGAATTTTCAGATTGTGCGGCCTCTCTAAGTACACGCATTTCTTCTTCATGTTGGATTTGTCTACCATAACTTGGTAAATGTCCACTGTCGATTAAGATATCATCTCTAATCATCTGATTTCTTTTCTCTAAATTTAAAATTCTTGTAAAACTATTATTAACTGCGGCAGTATAATATGCAAATGGATTATCTGATTTTGCTTCATTAAATTGTAATCCTATTTGAGATAATTGCACTAATGCTTGACCACGCATTTCATCTACGTAAGTGTAACCTCTCCAGTTTGATCTGTGTGAATATCTTTCAACTAATTTTAAGAACATAGTTCCTAACTTGTTTGTAATTCTTCCATGATCTACACAAAACTCACCGTTACTTAAACTGCCCTGCCAATGGCTTCTTGCAACTTCTTTTATTTCACCGCCTATGTAAGCATAATGTTTGAAGGGAGGAAAGTTTACTTTTGCTCTTGTTTCTGCTTCGTTCCTAGGATTCTTTTTTCTACCTGGCTCTAATGGAATATGTTCCATATCCATAACTCTAAAAACTAAATCTTCTTGGTCTATGCTTTTAGGATCTATTGCAAATTCTTTTTGCTTGGGTTTATTTTTATAATCTTTAGGATCATGTAATGCCATTGCGGCTTGATATCCTGCTGATTGTATTTGTGATGCTCTGTTTTCTCTAGCAACCTTTATACTGTTTCTGTTGATTTTTTTAACGTCTTCTAAAATTACATCAAAATTTGCATATTTGTCGTCTGCTACATAGCAGTAAGTCATCTTACTTTTGTGTATTTCTTTTAGAATGTCTTTGTTGTTAAGGTAATTAACCTTCTTTGGCTGTGCCATACATAACTCTCCTCAAAATTATCGTTCATTTATATTGTGTTATTATACACAGTTCTTGTGCATTGTCAATAAGTATTTATAAGAACTGGCAATTTAAAACTAGTTTTAATGAATACGATAAATAGTTACATACAAGGAGATTAAATGCCAAGCGGTAGTGATTATTTAAAAGGATTAATAGGCGGAGTCGGAAACAACCTAATAGGCAAAATAGGCGGTGGAACAACTGTTACTGGAGCATTATTAGGCGGTTTATCTGATGCAGATTTCTATTCTTTCTTTTATGATGGCAATGCAGGCCCTAGTAGAAACCCAGGAAGTAATTTATTATTTGGTGCTAGACAGCTCAGTGAACAGCAATTAAAACAACAATTAGGTCAGCAAAGTAATCAGGCCGCAAGTTCTACTGCAATTAATCCTAGTGAAGGTAAAGGATTTGTAGATCATTATGACTGGAGAGCAAGATTAAGACCAAAGGGTGGCGGCGCCAAACGTTTTTACGGTAGCGAAGATAATAGTATTTTAGAGCCTATCAAATCTTCAGGTGGTTTAGTATGGCAATATACGCCGCAAATTTATGTATCAGCATCTGCTGAATACGATCAGGCACAAATGCAAGGAATGAATTACCCTATTAATACATATCAAATGTCAACACCTCCTAGACTTACATTAACATCTACATTCACAGTAAACAATATAGATGAAGGTAGATATTTTGTAGCAATGATGCAGTTTGCCAGAATAGTTACAAAATCTTTTTACGGTGATAGTTCAGTAGCAGAAGGCACATTTGGAACACCACCGCCTGTAATGTTATTTGAATATTTAGGTGATCATGGTTTTAATAAAGTTCCTGTTGTTGTATTATCTTACTCTATAGAATTACCGCCCGAAGTTGATTATGTACCAGTAGAAATTAAAGTGGGAGAAAAGCCAACAACAACCTATGTTCCAACAGAATCTACTGTTACTTTTGATTTATTACCTACATACACACCACATAAATTGCGTAAGAATTTTAATCTTAATACATTGAGAAGTGGACAAGCATATAAAGACGGATACATTTAATGGCAGATTTTCATAGACAAGATAGTTTTTTAAGAGGAGCACAATCCTTTGATGGCTTTTTGGATGTAAACTCTTTACCTAAAATTCCTGAAGATCCTTTTGAACTTGATTATAAAATAAAAGATGCAGAAGCAGGAAGGCCAGATATACTAGCAACAAATTTATACGGTACACCTAGACTTTGGTGGGTATTTGCTTTAAAAAATCCTGATGTCATTAAAGATCCCTTAAATGATTTTAAAGCAGGAGTTATGATAAAGATACCGTCACCGGAAACAGTCAAAAAGTTACAGGGATAATACAATGGACGGTGTAACAACAAATAATAACTTTTTAGGTGAAATACCAACTAATCCTTTAGATCAATTTGATAATGTTACATATAATATTAAATTATATTTAATACCACCTGACGAAGATATAGGCTCCGCACCTTTAGAAGATATAAATCCAAAATCAGATCAAGGAGGACAAACTGCTCCTAGAGGAGGATTTCTTAATGGCGCCTTTGTTGCAAAGCCAGAAAACACAGTGGTATTAGCACAAACCGGTGTCACAGGGACACTAATAGATAATTTAGTAATTACACAGGTACCATCAGGAAAAGGATTTTCTTTAGCAAAAGAACTTTCCTGCACAATTAAACAACCGGGTGCCGCTAACTTTTTCGATATGATTGTCCTAGCAAGAAGACGTTTAGGAATAAAAGATCGCCTTCCTTCAGGAGAGGCTTCTTCTCCTTTCTTCTTTGAAATAAATTTTCAAGGATATAGAGAATCAGGTGATGGATTTGAATCTGATGACGGTGGACAAGTTAGGCATATTGCAGGTCCTTACAGATATAGGTGCCTATTAAAAGATGCAAATTTTTCATTAGATAGTACAGGTACAACTTACGATTTAAGTTTTGCTGTTACAAATGATGTTGCTTTCTCAGATAGAAATTTTAAAACAGAATCAACAATTACTGCTACAGGAAGCACTATAACAGAAATGATAACCTCTTTTAAGGATAGTTATAATGCTTTGAAAAAACTTAATTCCGGTAAAACTACAGATTTACCTGATCTTATAGAATTTAATTTACATAATTTAGTAAAAGAAGGACAGGATATCATTAAGGATGAGACTTTAGTAAATGAACAACAGATAGATGCTCATGTAAATACATTGTTAGACGATTCAGGTGAAACAAGATCAGACATAGTTGAAAAGGCTAAAGTTGTAGAAGGCGGTACAAATATTAAAACAGAAAAAATTAAAATAGAAGTACCGGCAGGTACCAGTATAGATAAATTTATCGGTATGGTATTAAATCGAAATAGAGATTTTATGAACGGCATTGTAAGGAGCAAAGAAAAGAACGCTCAAGGTACTAATACAACAGAAAGAGAAAAGACTAAAACTACTAATGTAAATTGGTATAAAATAAATGGCCTTGTTAAGCAAACAAAATTTGATGAAACTAGAGGAGGGTATGCAAAAGAAATTATCTATATCCCAACAGTATACAAAACTCCTACAGAAGCTCAGATAGCAGACCCCAAAGAATTAAATATTGAAGAAGATGAAATAAAAGCCAGAATACAGGCTATGGATATAAAGAGGGCCTATGAATATATTTTTACTGGGCGTAACGATCAAATATTAAGTGTAGATTGGAAATATAATTTTGGGTTTAATCTGCTAATACCTCCACACGGAGGAAGATTTGGTAATGCTGTTTTAAATGAAATTGCAAATTTTTCCACTGAACCACAACGTAGTGATGACGGTTCCCTATCCGGTAAAGACCTTGCTTCGTTAGGTTCTATTTTACAAGATGCTAAAAAGTTACTAAATTTATTTAAAGCCGCAAAAGAAGGAAGTATACGAGATCTTGCCAAAGCGGCCGGATTAGATGACGCAAAGATCAAAGAGGTCATATCAGAACGTACAGGTAAGGCCGCAACAGCATTAGTAGATGCATTGTCTAATAAACAAATTGGACAGGCCGTAGCAAATGCAATTTTACCTAAAGGTTCTTCTAATTCTGCAGGTAGTTTTACAGAAAGCGACAGGCAAATACAAATAGATAATAGTATAGGCGAAACTTACGATCCGGAGCCAAGTGGGTATATTTACGGAAACGATCTTTTAAGTGGCATAGGATTAGATATAGATATAGAACCATTTTTATCTGATGCAGATGTCAAAACGGCTGAAGACGCCGGTATAGATTTAAATAGTTTAAAACCTAATGTTGTTGAAACTATGGTAGAAAGCGAAACGTCCTCAAGTGGTCCTCCATCATATAGTAATACTTTATTTGGGTATATGTATGGGCAGAAAGACACCGCAGATATTATGTTTAATTTAGACATGACATTAAGAGGAGATCCTTGGTATTTAGGAGAAGCGGACAGGAAAGGTTATGTGAGTTTTGATAATATACCAGATGCCAAAACATCTAAATCTACAGAGGAAGGATTAGATGATTTCGGATCAGATAATTTTATTTTATTTGAATTGAGGCAACCGCAACACTTTGACCCATTTATTAATGATGAAGATTTAAATACAGGTATGTATCCTCCTGGTAAGCAAAGTTATATGGTTACGGGTGTATATAGGATATTAGAAGTCGAAAATAGTTTTGATAACGGTAGGTTTACGGTAAATGCTCGATGTGCTAAAGAATTTACTTTAGACTTGTCTAAATTAGATATAGATAGTTTAAGAGTTAGTGATTTACAGGATACAGCAGTTGAGGCTCAGAGACTTAGAGATGCAAAATCAATAGATCTAACAGAATCTGGAGATAGATCATCTTACACACCTGACTTTATACAAGGTGCATTAGATACATCAAATAATTTAGGCTTAGGCTCAACGGCAGAGTCGTTAAGAGATAATGGACTTATTAGCAGTGAACAATATGATGCTTGGAAAGACAAATACGGAGGAGGATAATGCCTAAGAATTTTTATGTAAGCAGTGATTCCGCAGTAACTCATGGTAATCCAATTGATAAAAAGAATACTAGTAAAAAATACTTTGGTATCTATATAGGTATAGTAGACTTTAATACAGATGCTACAAGAACAGGTAAAGTATCGGTTTACATTGCAGAATTAAATAGAGACCCTAGTGAAAGAACTTTATTTGAGTGTATGTATACGTCTCCCTTTTATGGAGGTTCTAGCACATCTTTTGTAAAATCAGATGATGTAACACAGGAAGAAAAATCTAGGCGTTCATATGGTTTTTGGACACCACCCCCTGATGTAGGCAATGTTGTTTTAGTTGCATTTGGTGACGGCCTTTTATCAAATCCTTTTATAATAGGCCACACAATGCCTACGCCATATAACCAGATGATACCGGGTATCCCTGGTGGCCCAAGTTTTCAAGGTGGACCATTTAATACACCTACAGTAGAAAAAAATAATTTCGATCCAGACGATAAACATAATGGTAAACTAAGACCTATATTTCATGACTTTGCAGAAACAATAACAAAGCAAGGTCTTATTAACGACCCAATAAGAGGTGCGACATCTAGTAGTGCTAGAAGAGAATCCCCAAGTCAAGTTTTAGGTATTTTAACAAAAGGACCTAGAGACCCTGACGGTAAACCTTTAGGACCCGGTCATCAATTTATTATGGATGACAGTGAAAGTAATTCTAATATAAGATTAAGAACAGGTGGCGGAAATCAAATTTTACTAGACGACTCAACAGGTTCGATTTATGTTATTAATAAAAACGGCACAGCATGGTTTGAATTAGATAAAAATGGTAACATAAATGTTTTTGGCGAAGGCTCAATGAGTTTGAGAAGTAAAGGAGACTTTAACTTAAGAGCAGATAAAAATGTTAATATTGAAGCAGGTAATGATGTAAATATAAAAGCCGCAGGTGATAATGATGCCGGCGGATATAAAGGCATTGCAAGTAAATTAGGTGCATTAGGAATACCACCATTGGGTGTAGGCGGTTCTGTAAGAATACATGGAACGGAAGATGTTTCTATACATGCAAACTTGAACTCTCAGATTACAGCAAACGCAGGTGAACTACAATTAAGTTCTGCAGGAAGATTAACAGCAACAAGTACATTGGGTGTAGCAGTACAGTCACAGGGTTATACAACTGTTCAAGCAACAGGTAAATTAGATGTATTATCAGGAGGAGTTGCAACAGTTTCTGCAGGTGGTGTTTTAAATTTATTTGGTGCTACAATAGGATTAAACAATCCTGGAGTACCACCAACACCAGATCTTATTCCTGCTATTCCGGCGCCACAATTAGGCGGTGCAGAAAAACCAGATCAATCCTCATCTCAACCTGAATACGATAGAGAGTCGGAAGGTAATCCTATACAAAACGGTGGACAAAGACCTGAAAAAGGCCCTAGTATTAATACTATTGTAGGTAAACTAGTTACAGCAGAACCTTACATAGGACACGGGCAATACGATCCTAGTTCAGATGATAAAGAAAGCATGGAAGAAGATATTTCTGCAGAATCAGAAACGTTGGAAAATCAAATAGATCCTACAGATGAAACACCAGCAGATGCTGATACGCCTGAAGGTACAAAGATAGGTAAAGGATTTTCAGATGCAAAAGATAAATTTGGTGATTTAAAAGACGATTTTGATGAGGCTACATCTGGTGTCAAATCAATCTATGAAGATTATAACGCAGTACTAAGTGATTTTTATGCCCTTCAAGATTTAAACTTTGCTAGTATACAGGGTCTAATGGGAATTGCAGATAAATTAGGAATTGCTATCCCGCCGTTTAGGATTCCAACGGTAACAACTATACAACAGAAAATTATAGGACAGTCTAAAATACTAACTGACCTAGAAGCAAGACTTAATCAGTTTTCTTTAGACGGATTGGGACTGCCAGTTGATTTACAAGATGCAGTTGTTAAAGGTATGAAAGGTGATATAAGTGGTGCCATTAACGATGCAACAGGCGGAAAAGTAGAAGACTTTAAAAATGCGGCTAAAGACAAAGTAAATGGAGCAACAGGAGGTAGTGGCAGTGGCGGATAATGTATTTGATGATGTTGTAGAAAGATTAGCAAAAAAAGGGATAGATGTCTATATAGACGGACCTAGTATAATTTATTTACATAAAAAGACAGGATATAAATTAGTAGAATTTATAGACGGACTAGGGCCTGCTTCAGAAAGACTTGCCTTAGAAGCCGATCTTAAAAAGGCACTTAAAGATGCACAAAGATTTATACAAGTACCTTTAAACGATAATCAATTAGGCGCAATGGCAAGTTTCATACAACACATAGGTATAGATAATTTTGCAAAAAGTAAAGTTTTAAAAGCATTAAACGAAAAAAAATATGAAGCAGTACCAAAACTTATGCAGAACTATAGGGTAGGAAGAATGGGTAAAAAACATACTAGGCCTAAAGTTAGACAGGACTATATTGCTAGAAGAAGATACGAAGCAGAATTATTTTCTACACCAGGACATCTCAATTGGCAAGTAGAATTAGATGATGTTGAGGAAACGTTATACCCAGCACAAAGAAATCTTAGTTTTGAAGAATTAAGAGCGGTACTCAAACTTGCAAAAAGAAGAGCATATAATAAATTAGGAATTTTCTTTTAAGCAGTCTGTCTTAAAGCCTTTTTAAGATCAGCATTTTCGACTAACAATCTATATTTTTGTTCTTGTTCATCTGCAACTGCTTTTTCTAATAATTTTATATGAGCTCTCAAACCATGATTCTCATTATTTTTATCAACGAGCATAACTCGTAATTCCTCTTCTAAGGTATCGTTTAGTGTGTTTATATCTGACATATTATTCCTCAAAGATAATTTGTTGTAACATATCTGTTACATCATTATTTAACAAAACTCCGCTGTGACCTGCTTCTATGTAAACATTTTCAGTGTTTTTGAATTTAGGCGGTGTGGTAGATTGACTAGCAACCGATATCATTCCATCGTTTGCATGTCCACCTAACCCTGCTAATGGATTAGAACCTCCTGTACATACTATATTAGTGTGTTTTCCTGTAAAAGACTTTTCTTGTAAAAGTCTTAAAACATCTGCACCTGGTTTAGTATTTTCAAATACTTTTCTATTTCTAAAAATCATAGATAATATTCTTGCTACTGGAGTACCTTCCCAAGGAGTTGCTATTGTAATAAGGTGATCTACTTTTCTAGGATACACACTTGCATACCAACTTGCTAGTAATCCGCCAAAACTATGTCCAACTATTACTACCTTTTGCTTACCCCATTCTCTTTCTTTTTGCATTCTTACATGCTCAACTAAATCGTAAGGATCTTGCTCCATGTCGTATGCAGGTGCAAAGAATGGATGTTCTGGCATCTTTAATGTATAATAATTAAAGTTATCAGGGTCTGCATTCGCACCATGTAAATAGATCACATTTTTCATATCATTATTATAACACCTATATTAAAGATGTCAAGCAATAATTAAAACTATATTTAAATATTTTGATAAATACTTACATGGCGACATTGTTTAAAGGATTCAGTACAATAGATAAAAAAAGGGCACCCTTTACCCTTACGGACACTGATCTTATCAAACGAGATTTGTTAAATCATTTCTATACTAAAAAGGGAGAACGAATTATGCGACCTAATTTTGGTTGTATTATTTGGGATATGTTAATGGAACAAGACTCGCCGGCTTTACAAGAAGAGATAAGAGAAGATATAGAACGTATTGTTGAGTTAGATCCTAGAGTAACTTTAGAAAATACAATTTTATATATAAATGATCAAACTATAAGAGCTGAAGTAGTGTTAAAATATTACAATTTAGATCAAGCAGATACTTTATATTTAGAATTTAATAAAAGAAATGCAGAGGCAGAATAATGGCATTAGTTGATAGACAGAATAATTTATTTGCGGCAGAGGACTGGAAAGTTGCATATAAGGCTTTCAGCGAAGTAAACTTCCAAGCATATGACTTCGACACAATGCGTACTAGTTTAGTTGAATATGTAAGAACAAATTTTCCTGAAAACTTTAATGACTATATAGAAAGTTCAGAGTTCATAGCAATTATAGAATTATTGGCATTTTTAAGTACAAGTTTAGCATTCAGAATGGATGTTAATACCAGGGAAAACTTTTTAGAAACAGCAGAAAGACGAGACTCAGTATTTAAATTAGCAAGAATGCTAGGATACAATCCTAAGAGAAATATTCCTGCAAGTGGATTAATGAAAGTTACTGCTGTAAAGACAAACGAGCCTTTACAAGACAGTCAAGGAAATGATATATCAAATCAAAATATATTCTGGGACGATGCAAATAATCCAGACAGTTACGAGCAGTTCATTACAGTATTAAACGCCGCAATGGGAACAACAAATAGATTCTCATCACCTGTAAAATCAGGTAAAGTAGGCGGTATTAATACTGATCAGTATACAATAAGTACCCCTATTACATCTCCAATTGCACACAGTTTTAATCTTAATGTAAATGGTGTTGCAAGAAGTTTTGAAATCGTTAATGCTGATTTCTTTGATGGAGAATATTTTTATGAAAAGCAACCTGACCCAACAAACAATTTAGGGTTCTTTTATAGAAATGATGGATTAGGATTATCAAGTAATAGTACAGGGTTCTTTTTGTTATTTAAACAAGGGCAATTAGCATTTGAAGATTTTAATTACGAGACTCCGTTACAAAATAGATTACAAGATATTATAAAAAATAATATTAACGAAACAGATGTTTATATACAAGAAGTAAACACGCAAGGTATTGTACAAAATCAGTGGACTAAAATCCCAAATACAGTAGGACAAACTTTAAATTATAATAGTAAGGCACTTAATACAAGAAATTTGTATTCTATAGAAAATCTTAATAATGACGGAATAAGAATTAAATTCCCAGACGGTAATTTTGGTAATGTTCCTTCTGGTATATTTAGAGTATGGCATAGAGTTAGTGATGGAGAAAGATTTACTATACATCCTGATGATACTAGAAACACATCAGTTAATGTACCTTATGTAAATGCAGACGGCGAATCATTTACATTAACATTTACATTTGGTTTAGAAAATACTGTTAGCAATAGTTTGCCTGCAGAGAGTCTACAAAATATAAAAAATAGAGCACCTCAAACATTCTATACACAGAATAGAATGGTGTCAGCACAAGATTATAATATATTTCCTTTAAGTCAGACATCAAATATATTAAAACTTAAAGCAACAAATAGAACACATGCAGGTCACAGCAGATATATAGATATTAATGATCCAACAGGAACTTTCCAAAGTGTTGAAACATATACTGAAGATGGATTTCTTTATAAAGACGATGACCCTATAGCAAAAGAAATTATAGTCAGTGATAATAATACACCTGCTGAAGTTGTAGATAATACTATTGTAAATTTCTTAAAAGAACAAAAATTAAACAATGTAATATATGACACATTAAGAGAAAAATGGAGTAACTTTATTCCAACCAAGTTCCAGACTGATACTCTTAATATAAGATGGAATCCTCTTCCTGTAGCAACAGATAGCACAACCGGTTATATGACAGAAACATTTAGTAGTGCTGATACTGTAGTAATGGTAAACAATACAGAGTCTACTAAAGTTTTCCAAGAAAATACATTTATAAAATTTGTAGATACAACAAACATTGCAAATTATAAATGGGTTAGAGTTACAGGTGTACAGAATAATGGTGCTTTATCCAGTGGATTAAGTACAAGCATAGGTCCTTGGACACTAAGTGATAATGTAAATTCTAATTGGAGAGCAGACGAAGTTATTGCAAGTTTAAGAAAAACATTTACTAATTCAGAACAAACACTTATAGAAGATGCTTTAAAAAATAAAAGTACATTTGGTATAGGTTTTGATTTAACTGATCAATCTTATTATGTAATATCAAATGCAAACCTACTTAAAACAGGAAATTTAGGTATAGAGAATGCAAAAGATACCACATTATCAGGAAAAGATAATAGTTGGATCATGCTATTTGAATACACACCTGTAGATACTACTAGTTACAAATACAATGTTAGTATACGAGGTTTATCTTATGTTGTACAAAGTGCTAACGACTTAAAATTTTATAATGTTAAATCTGTAAAAGTTACAGATGGTACAACTCAAGCAGTTAGTGATACAATTACGTTTAATACATTAAATTACAAACCTGGTGTAACAGAAACATTTGTATGGTCAGATTCAAATGATGATGGTATTGCAGAAGCCTGGCAAAGTTTAGATAATTCAGCATACTACGACCCTAATGGTTTAAGAACAAATATTGCATTAAGAACACGAGACATAAAATGGTTTGATGTTAATGTAACATGGCAAAGTACATTTGGATTATTGAGAAACGATGCAGTAACTGATAATCATACTCCAGCAAATATATATGCTTTAAATAGATTTGTAAATGCGGCGAATGTATCTTTAAATCCATATTTTGATGATGGTAACATATCAACTAATAATGTAACATTGTCTAATAACGATGGCCGTATTTCTAAATTACCAAATAATTTAAATTTTACTTTTGATAATACAACTTTTGGCTACAATATTTTAGATGATAATGGTGATATTACATATAAACAGTACAATCATAATACTGGCCTAACAGAAATTTATCATGGTAACAGTTCAATATACACATACGGTATAGACGGAACTACTGGCAACACAAGTGAAGTAGGAAGAATGTTCCTATCAAATGCAAATGCTACAGCAGGAACAGGTACCTTAACATATGATGAGTTAGATGATAATTTCCACTTGTTTGCATCAGATACAACAGGTGCTATAAGTAGGGATAAAATTTTAGTAGAATACAAATCAGCCAAAGACAGATTAGATACTGATATTGTTTATGAAATTTCAGACGTATTTAAATACT